TGCTGAATACGATTGGAAGCAGTACGCTGCATCAATCGCAATTAGCGGTATTGAAGAAGCCAAGAACAACGGTGAACAAGAAATCATCAACTTGCTCGAAGCCAAGATTATGCAGGCTGAAGAGTCAATGCGTGAATCGTTCAACCAGATGTTCTTCTCTGATGGAACTGGCAACAGCGGAAAAGACTGGAACGGCCTTGGAAACTTGGTTGAGTCCGGCAACACGGTTGGTGGAATCAACTCCAGCACCTACTCATACTGGCAGTCGAAGGAAGAAAACACAGCAACTGCTTTGACTCTTGCTCAGATGTCCACGATGTACAACAACGTTTCGGTTGGTAATGACCACCCAGATACCTTGTTGACAACTCAGACGTTGTTTGAGAAGTACGAAGCACTGCTTCAGCCAAACCTACGTTACACCGACACCAAGACCGCAGATGCTGGATTCCAGAACCTGTTGTTCAAGGCTGCTCCTGTAATGTACGACGTGCATTGCACCGCTGGTGTGTTTTACTTCCTTAACACGAAGTACATCACCTTGGTCGGCCACAGCGACAAGTGGTTTGCTCAGACAGAATTCATCAAGCCAGAAGACACCGATGCTCGCTATGCGCTCATCATGTGCTACGGCAACTTGACCGTTCGCAACCGTGCGAAGCAGGGCAAACTCACGGCGAAGACTGCCTAAGTTAACTACTAGAAACAAGGAGAAATATTATGCCACTATTAGCAAACAGTACAGACGGTGCGGTAACCCGCAAGCGTCTTGAAACATGGGCAGCAAAAGAGGAAAAGGTAACTGTTGTTGCCGCCACTGATGCAGCAACCGTACAAGTAGCAGCAACTCTTGCTGGTGCAGCACAAACTGTGTACACCATGACACCAACAGCAAGCCGTACCCTGACCACACCAACTGGTGCGGAACTTGGTGCAGCGTTCACAGACGAGGGTGTCGGTTCAAGTTTCCGATTCACCGTCGTTAACGTGGCAGCAGCAACCCACCCAATCGTGGTAACTGCTGGTGCTTCTGGTGTAACACTTGTTGGTGTTGCGGCAACCTTTTCGGTTGCAGCAGCATCATCAGCAACGTATGTTGCGGTTTTCACTGCAGCAAACACGGTATCAATTTACCGAGCATAAGTAATTGAATCTGGGGGGTGGGCAGAAACCCACTCCCCTATTTCAAAAGGAGCAATAATGCCAGTTAAATACTCAATTCTTTCTAGCCATGCGGATGCAACTCCTAAGGCTGGCACAAAGACTTCTTCTTACCCAAAGGTAAAAGGAAGCAAGCAAGTTAAACCAAAAGCAAAAAAGAAGTACTAGGAGAAAATTATGGCAATGAAGAAACAGAATCCTGCTGTAGCAAAACGTATTGCTGATCGCAAAGCGTTTGTTAAGGATAAGGTTGCATCAAAAGGTATTACTGCTAAACAGGCTCGTCAACGTTATTTTGTTCAGACTCGTATGGCTGAAATGAAGGCTGCTGGCAAGACTGTTACTCCTGAAATGCGTAAGCAACTTCAACAGAAGTTTCAGTCAGGTGATGTAAGCCGTAAGGGTTTTGCTGCACCTAAGAAGAAGGGTTCAGGTTCATCTTCGGTTACTCCAATGACTCCTTCGCCTTCTAAGTCAAAGTCTGGTGGAGATCAACCAGTACGTATGGGTCGTGCTGGTAAGCAGACTTCGTATGCAAATACTTCAAGCAAGGAACCACGTATGAGTGGAACCAGTAAGTATGGTCCTATGAATCCCAAGCCATCTGTTTCTGGATTTCCTAAGGGAAGTTCAAAGTCGAAGCCAAAGGATACTCGTAGTGCTGGTCAGCGAATTGGTGAAGCAGCAAAGAAGAATAAGGTTGTTAGCCCTAATACAAGGAAGCCAGCAAAACCATCTTCATCACCGAAAATGCGTCTTTATTAAAAATAGTTAATCTACATTCCTCCACCATAGACCTCCCCTGTGGTGGGGGATATGTAACAAAACGGGCTAGTTGTATATGAAAAACGCTACATCAGCCCATTCCTATTACGGAACACCAGTATCCGGTATGCGACTAGCCGGAGTTGCAGGAGCAAAACTCGCTGCACCGTCCGCTCCCTACATTGGTCGCAACCGTTGCATAGCCAACGAAGACACCTGTGAGGGTCCAAAGGCTAAAGGCACCGATTTCTGTGTTGGGCATTTACGGTCGAAAGGTCAGGCTAAATGAGCATCACTTTAACCACCCTGCGTACACAGGTTCGGAATATGGTGGATCTAGACGAAACGGATCTACCAAATACTATTATTGACCAATTTGCTCGTGAAGGTTTTCAGCGTATTTATTCGCTTGAACGTCGTTGGCCATATTTGCAACAGACTTACACATTTAATACGGTTGCCAATCAGCGTGAATATTCTATTTCAGCGATTGGTGATATTCGAGAAATTATTTCTGTTGTAGATTCAAGTACTTCTGGTAATCGTTTAACTCTAATTGATTACAACAATGCTGAAGATATTTGGCTTGGCAACACAGACGTACCTAGTCGACCATATTTTTATTCTTTTTGGGATGGCAATTTGCAGTTGTGGCCGAAACCTGATGCCATATATCCAATGACTGTTCGTGCTTTTAGGAATCCTGCATATACATGGTTGAGCAATACTTCAGAAACTATTGATCTTGATGAATGGTTTCATGCTTTATTGCCTTACTTTGTAATTGCACGTGTTTATCAACGCCAAGAAGATTCAGATTTGTCTTCAATGTACATGCGTTCATTTGAAGAAGGTGTCGGACTTGCTCGTCGTGACTTGATGAAAGCATCAAGTGCTCAGCCTGTTATTATGTCCGCTGGTCGCCAGTACCCAACTATGCGTCGCTGGTTGCAGACGCTTGGAGCGACTCTTGGTCAATGAGCAATGTATCCGTTGAACGCTACGACGACTTTACTGGTGGTCTAAACCTTAGGGCTGACCAATTCCAATTAAAGCGAAACGAATCACCTGACATGTTAAATGTTGAAGTTGATCCTCGTGGTGGTTTGTTTACTCGTGGTGCTATGCGTGAAATCAATAGCACTGCAATTGGCGGTACATGGGTGCCACACAAACTGTATGCGTTTCCTGGTGCAACACCATATTTGATGTTAAGTAGCGATACAAAAGTATATAAATCAACTGGTGGTAACTTTACTACGTTGCAGTATTCCTCCGGCAATGATGTGGTCGCAGGACAAACTCATGGTTCCTGTATGGCAGCATGGGGTAAGACTCTTTACTTGACAACCGGTACCGCAGGTAGCGGTGGTTATTCTTGGATTACAACGGACACATATGCTACTGCTTTAACTGCTTCTGGTGCTAGTCCTAATGCCTGGCAAGCAACAGCAGATCCCTCCGCCCACAAGATGCCAACAGCCGAACATATTATTGTTCACGCAAACAAAATGGTTGTTGCAAACACAACTGAGGCTGGAGTTGCCCACCCAAATCGTGTCCGTTGGTCCCTCGAATCAATTCCTGACAACTGGGACGAAGACCACTTTATTGATTTTGAAGGTGGTGGAGAAGGGATTACTGCACTTGCTGTTGTGAGTGGTCAACTTGTTGTATTTAAAGAAACAGCAATGTATGTTGTTTATGGTTATGACACAACAGACTTTCAGGTTGTTCAGTTATCACCACAACTTGGTGCATTATCTCATGAACATATTGCTGTTGCTCCTAATGGTGTTTATTTCTTTTCACATCCACAGGGTTTGTATTTTTATAATGGAACACAAGTAATTGATATTTTTACAAACTTAAAATCAATGTATGCAGATAGTCACATAAATTCTGCGGCAGATGATCAAATAAGTGTTTCATACGTTAATGATCGTGTTTGGTTGTCGATGCCTTATTCCAGGGAAACAACTGTTGATTATCCATCTATTTGTTTTGTGTATGATCCGTCAATAAATGACGGAACATATGTTGCGCTTAAAACTGCAGATAATTATGGCCCAATTGGTGGAACAGATTGGACTAATTCTTCTGGTGAATCCAAGCCATTTATGATTCATCCGAATATTCCTCGTGTTCTTGAAGTTGATATTTATAATCAAGAAAAAGATTTACTTGCAACTGTGGAGTCAAATTTTACTTCTTATTACAGAACTGGTTGGATTGATGGTCGTTCTTATTCAATGAAGAAAATGTGGCGTAGACCAGACTTTGTTGTTAAGCAGGTTGATTCAACAAGACAAATTTCTGTAAGAGTTTTTCATAACTTTGAAGAAGCGATTGGAAATGAAAGAAAGATTTTTAATATAAATGTTGAAGAAGCCGGTCAAGGAATGTATTGGGATACCGACAACTGGGATACTTCAAATTGGGGTGCAAACGCAGAAGGTGCTCAGGTTATTCGTGGTTCAAATCTTGGTTTAGCACGTTCTGTTCAGTTGTTATTTACTGGTCCGACTGGTCAATTTTGGGGAATTGACAGTATTGCATACAAGTTTAATACACGAAAGGTTACTGGATAATGAAAGAACGACTTCACATTCCTGCAATTACCGCATTGACGTCTACAGATGCTACTGCGATTCGCCAGATTACCTTGTCTTTGGTTGATGCAATTGAGGATATTAAAAAAGATTTAAATGTTTTGATTGAACTTTCAAAGACTACTGCTTATACAAAGCAAAGGAATAATAAATAATGGCTTATAATCCAGCACTTTTTGAACAGCAGCGTCGTGGTTTGATGGATAACTATGCGTCGAATAATGCTATGCAGGCTTACGCTAATTTTATTTCTAATCAACGTGCATCACGTGGTTTGCAGGATTTGACTCAGAGTTTCCAAAAACAACAGCAACCTTTGGTTTCTTCTTTTGGTCGTCGTGGACTACAGGGTCCAAACGTTCGTTCTGGTGCTTTTAAAAGAGCAATGATTGATTTTGGTAAGAATCAAACTAGGCAGACTGCTGATTATCAAAGATCACAAGATGAACAGAATCAACAGTTTGCTTTACAGCAAAAACAACAGACTTCTCAATATGAGAATGATTTGAAGAATTTAGAAGCGGATAAGAATTCGCAAATTGAACAGGACGCATTAGCGTTAATGCAGATGAGAGCAGGGGTATAACATGGCAGCGGATAGAGGAACTAATCAGCAAGGTAAAAAGGTTGTTGCAACTTCACCTGGTGTGAGTATGTGGCCTGCACCTACTACTACTTTTGATCCCAACGCACGTGGTTCTGCTGATCGTTTGGAACGTGGTGCAGAACTTTATGCTACTTCAGCAGTTAATAATGCTCCGTTTTATTATGGTGGTGCTACACCTGAACAACGTACTGCATACAACCAACAACAGTATGGTTCTCCTTATGCCCCAACTGCAACAGCAGATAGTGGAACTTCTTCTGTAACTCTTACAGATCCTTACGCTTCTTTGCTTGGAGGATTTGGTGGTGGATCCGGTACTAGTGCAAGTGGTCTTGACATGATGAAGTATCGAGACTCACAACAACAAGCAATTGCAGAAAAGGTAAGACAAGCAGCACAGTACAAAGCAATGCAGGATTATTACAATACTGGTGACTGGCGTAGCATGTACGACACTCTTGGTGGAGATCTTGACACAATGCAAAGGCAGGGTCAATCACAAATCAAAGGCGTTTATGATGCTGCTTTGGGAAACATTGGTGCTGGCTACGCTGACGCTAGCCGCATGACTCAACAAGGTTACGATGCTTTAAACAAGTATCTTGCACAAAATAGTGCAAACCCATTTGCCGGTGCATCATTTACTCCGACCACAGTCCAGGACAACTCACAGCAATTCATGCAGGCTTATGGTTTTGATTCTCCAGAGGTCGCACAGCAAGCAGCGACAGAGAATGCATACAACCAGGCTGGGGCTGGTGCAATGAATTCTGTTTATGATTTGTTGAACCGTGCTGCACAGGCATCACAGCAGTCACGTTTGAGTGAAGCACAAATGGGTCAGAACTTTGCTAACCAGACTTTGGGTTCTTCAAGGGCTGCTTACCAAGCCATGGCTGCTAAGGCACAGCAAGATCAATTGAATGACTTGATGAATACTATTTCACAGCAACGATTCAACTTGAACCAGGCTGAAGGTGAAAAGGGCAACACTCTTCAGGAGGAGTTGATTAAGTTGACTGGTGTTGCTGATCCAGAAACGGGCAAAGCACCTTTGACTAAGGCTGAAAATATTGCTCAGATTGCGGCAAATACACCAAACTTTAAAGAAGCAGTAAAGCAGTTTGCTCCTGCGTATGTTGCCAAAAACCCTAAAGCGACTGTGGCCGAACTAAAGAAGAAGTTCCCTGCTTTGGCTAAAGCCGTTGCTGGCAAGTAACGAAAGGCTTATAAGGTATGGATCCACAAGACCAAGCAATGCTTTTTAACTTGATGAAGGCTGGCAAATTCAGCGATTTTTCAAGTGCAACTATGGATCCTGTTTTGTCGTTGATTATGGGAACATATCAACCTAAGCCACAGTTTGATGAAACACAGTTGTGGGAGCGTTATGCACCCAACACAATGTTGGCTGCTCAGGGAGATCCAAAGGATCCTTATGTTGTTGCTGCTTCACAGATCCGTGCCGGTTCACCGCCATGGAGTTTGTACGACATGGCACCAAAGAACGTTAAGCCAACTGCTTGGAACAAGTTTATTGATTCGATTGCTGCCGAACAGCAAACTGTTAAATCAAAAATTATGGAACAGGGTCTTGAACAAGATCCATTCCAGAAGCAAGGTCTTCCTGGTTATGGTGAAAAGTTTAGGTTGGAAGACTTGGCTAAGTATGCACCTAAAGACTTTGAAAACATTTATCAAGGTTTTGATGAAGCAACTGCTAAGGAAGCAAAACTTAGAAGCAACGTTGTTGACCAGTACAGAAACCCTGTTACTTATGCAACAGAAAAAGACAAACTTGCTTATTTGATGAAAATACAGAAAGATAATTCTGCTAGAAACAAACGCCAAGAAGAAAAACTTGGTGTGTTGCCTTCTTTTGCGAAGGCATTTGGTAAAACCGCTAGAGTTTTGCCAATGGCTGCTTATCCTATTTTGAGTGTTTTGAATAACATTCCAGGATTTTCTGACAAGGTTTATGGTCCGGGTGGAAACCCTGCAGATTTGCAGAGCACTCGTGAAAAGCAACGTGCAAAAGCAGCATTGAAAGAAATGGGTGGTGCTCCTATTATTCGTGAAGATCAGACACAGCGTCGTAATCTTTATGCTGACTATCTTGATTCAATGATTGCTCGACGAAGTGATACTGCTTCAGGCAAGGCTGCTAGAGCACAGTCTCTTGGTACAGAGATTGATAGACAACTTACAGAACAGGGTAAGACACCATTGACTGAAGCATTGAAACTTGCTCTTATCTACAAGAATATGGCGAAACGTGGTACAGCCTAATCCAGCGAACCAGAAAACAGTTATTGATGCTTTGAAGCAGATTTCTGCTAGTAAGGTTCCCACGAAAAAAGTTGCAATACCTTTTGATAAAAAGACTGAAGTTCGTCAGTCACCACAGACACAATTTCTTTTAGATAATCTTACTGCCAATCCTTATAGCAAAGATAAAAATTATCAGGCACCAAAGAAAAGTTCGTATTACACAAGTGATATAAACGACATGTTTAAGCAGATGCAGAAACATGCTGGCTTTTCTAAAGCAATACTTGCACCAATACAATTACTTGACACACCCAAGCGTGCTGTCATATCTGCTATCCGTGAAACGGTAGATCTTTTAGATACAGATAAAAATACTAAAGCATCCTTTGGTGATTGGTTTAATCAAACCAAAGATGTGAACTACGGTTTTGGCACAGCGTTTCCGATGAAAGGCTGGAAGGGTCGTGTTGTTGGATTCCTTGGAGATGTTCTTTTAGACCCTTTAACGTATGCAACACTTGGCGGAACGGTTGCAGCAAAAGCAAAATATGCAGATGAAATATTTGATGCAACTACTGGTGTCACAAAAACAGTAATGAAAGAAACCCGTGGGGTTCTTGGTAAAACAGTTATTGGTCGTGAAGGCAGACAGAAACTTGCACAGTTTACACGTGAACGAATGGCACGCATGGCAAGACTTGAACCAGAAAAGTTTTCACACTACACAGATGATTTTATAAATGAAGTTGCTGGTGGCATTGTTTCAAGAGGAAAAGGAACTTTGTATGATCTTGCACCTGAAGTTGCAAAAGATATGGGCATCAAAGGACCCGGCGTTTATTATTTTGGTAGTCGAGTAAAAGTTCCAGGAACTGGAAACATTGGTCAGTTTGCTGAAAACGTTTTAAACGGCACACGACTTGCAATGGTGAATACCAAAGTAGGTGGCGCTTTACAGGCTGTTGCAACTCCTGCTGGTGTTGGAAAGTTCCAACCATTTGGAGAAGATTTTATTCGTGATGCACGAGTGAAACTTGCACGTGGTGGAATGAGCCCAGATGAAGTGAACCTAAATCTTACAATGCTTGAAATTGATGACTGGAAAAGAATAGCCACAGCACAAGCCGGTGAAGATATTTCATCCAATTCAAAAGCAATGTTTGACAAACTTTCTAAAAAAGAAAACAGAAACGTTATGCATTTGCTTCTTGCTGGGAACGAAGACCTTGACGCTGCTGGTGCAAGTCTTGGACTTAGCGCAGACCAGATAGCACTTGGAAAAGAACTAAGAGAAACTCTTGATTCCATGGTTGCAGATATTCAAACACGTGCAGGAGAAATTGGTGCAACACCACCCGGATATGTAACTAAGGGTTATTTTCCGATTATGACTTCTGAAAAAGGAAAGAAGTTTTTCCTTATTCGTGGTGAAGATGCATTAGATGAACTGACTAGCGCTGGCCGAGTAAACTCGACCCGCTACGTTGGTCCGTTTAAAGAACGAGGTCTCCAAGATGGAGACTTGTTTTTTGGTCATGTGCTCCAAAAGGGAGACAGCCTTCGACCACAGCAGTTGAACTTCTATGCAAGTAACCCAACTGGTGAATTTGCTGACTGGGCTGCCAGTCGTGGACTTGTGGACGCAGGATGGAAGGGGTTTAACTTTGATTTGTTTGCAACAGACATTCGTCAAGTTTTTTCCAATTACATTCAGGCTTACAGCCAGCAGGTTGGACACTTTGAAATGCTTAAAAGGGGAATTCAGATTGGACCAGATTTTCTGGCTACAGTTGAAAAGACTTACGGTTTAAGCCCTGCATATTTGAAGCAGGTCATGATTGATGCTCCCAAGCAGGCGTTGGAGGACGCCCAGAAGGCTCTTTGGGACCTGTCCAACGGTGCAGCCGGTGGATTACACACCGTTAGAGAGGCTCTCAGAGGGCTATACGGCGATCTAGAGACCGCCATGAAGGCCCTTGCTGATGGCACAATGCCGTCCACGGACGTGGTTGCATTGAAGCAAGCGATGGAGGCTGCAGTACTTGACTCTGTGGAAAAGACACGGCTTTACGATGAAGCCTTGAAGTCTTTCTCTATTGAGAATACAGACAACATAAACAACTTTTCTTTGATTATGAAGCAAAGAGATGATCTTGCTCGTCAACTAGAAACAATAAAGAATGAGATTGCTTCTTTGAGTGGTGATGTTGATCCCAAGAGATTGTTTGAAATACAGCAACGTTATTCGGATTACTCAAATGGTATCCAGGCTTTTGAAAGATCAATGTCTGCGTATCAGGATGTGCACACTATTATTTCTTCGCTTCGTTCTCATGGGGAACTTAGTGGTAAATCTTTGTACGAGAATCTTAGAAAGATATCTGACACTTTGGCTGGCGGTAAAACCGCACAGCAAGTTGCCAAGGAATGGGGACCGGCTAGTGCTGGTACCCGTTATCCATGGATGAGCAAGAAGGTTGCTCAGATTGATGACGCTGAATTTGAAGGAATTGTTTCAGCACTTCTTATCGGAAATGTTGACAGCCAAACAGCAAGAGACTCCGCTGATTATCTATTTACTCGAATATCACAAAACCAATTTGATTTTAATGGAACTTCATCAATTATGAAAGACCACATGAATGGTGCCATTGTTAATGAAGCAAGCCAGATCAGAGTTATCAAAAGCCTTATTGATAGCAACCCTCAACGTGCAGCACGAATGATGCAAGACATTTGGTTGCAACAAAAAGCATGGGCAGAATACACGCAGATGGATTCTGTTCTCAGGCAATACAACATTACTATTGGTGATGATGTTATTGATGAGATTATCTCCAGAAATGCAGAACCATTTATTCTTGATGCAATTAAAATTGGCGACCTTGAAAGAGTTAAACAGTTAACAACAAAAGGATTTGGACGCAAAGGTACTGATGGACCATTTGCCGCTGGTACAAGACTGAAGAATGAAAGAGATTATCTTCAGAATTTATTTGAAGAATCAACAAGAAGGACTACTGGCAAATCTCCCGCACAAGTTGAGATTGCAGTAAAGAAAGAAACTGCTGAACTAACACAACTTAGT